TTGGCTGGTCTTCTCGTAGTGCAGCTGCCGCAACTCCTCGAGCAGGTCGAGAAACGGCAGCGAGCCGGGCCGCTGCTCGTGCTGGATGCCGTCGCCCTTCAGCCGATGCTGCTGCAGCAGGTGCTCGATGTAGGGCTCGTCGGCAACCATGCCCCACTCGTCGTGTTGCGTTTCCTCGGCTTCAGCGACAGGTGCCGCCGGTTCTGTCGCCGGCTGCGACACGTCGTACCACTCCTCGTGCGGCCTGCCTGCGGCCTGGGCGTCACGCCGCTGCTGCACGGCCTGGCGGAGCATCTGGTTTCTCTCTTCGATCGTCATGCTCATGGCATTCCTTTTTCTGTTCTGGAAAGCCGCAGTCTGCCGACGGCGTCAAGCAGACCGCACCGTGCCGTCTTTCATCACGCGGTAGTTGTTCACGTCGAACGCACCGCCCTTGTGGATGGTGGCCATGGCGAAGCCCCAGTTCCACCGGTTGATGCGGGCGTAGTCGGGCCGCAGGTCGCACAGGCACCCGGTGCTCCAGCACGCCGTCTCGTGGTGCCACATATCGGATTCGGCATGGTTGCTCGTGCGGTGCGAGTGGCCGACGAGCCCGGTGGATCCCGTCCGCAGGAACACGCCACGAGCCACGTTGACCGGCGCCGCCATGCCACGGGGCAACTCATGCCCGTGCAGCACCGGCAGCTTGCCCAGCATCACCGGCCGCTGATCTTCCACGAGCGTCACGTCATGCTTGTCGAGCTCGAGCCACGCCCCCAGGCTCATGCGGGGATCGTCGCTGATCTCGGCGGCGTGCTGCCACAGCCAGTGCGTCCACCGCTCCTCATGGTTGCCGGCCTTGTAGACGATCGGGATGCCAGGGAACTCGTGGCGAACGTACTCCACGAACGTCCGCACAGCTTCGAGCTCGCCCTTGAAGTCCCGCTGCTTCGGGTCTTTCATGTACCGGCTGATGGCGTAGAAGTCGGCGATGTCGCCGTTCAGTAGCAGGCCCGTAAGGTTCTGCTCTTTGAGAAAGCCGATGGCAGCGGCCACGGCGATCTCGGAGTGGTAGGGCACATGCACGTCGCTGATGATGCCGACGGGGCCGAGCAAGTCCATGACGTAAGGCGTCCACGACTCAGCCAGGCTCTTGGGCATAGCCCGCTGCTCGCCGGCCTGACGCTTTGAGCGTGGTGCGACGGGCTTGAGCCGCTTGCGGTGTTTGTTGCCATGCACGCCAAACTGCCTGGTGATCCGTTTTCTCGCCTGCTCCAGCGTCACGGCACCGTTGGACTCCCGCACCAGGCGGCGAGCCAGTGTGCGAGCCGGTGCGTCTGGATGACGCTGGCAGAGTTTCTTCGCCATGTCGGTGATCACGTCACCTGCCATCCGTCACCTCCCGGTAGCCGAGACTCCACAGCACCTTGGCGATGTCCTTGCCCTGCTGCTCGACGTGCTCCTCGCTCTGCGTCGGATTCAAGGCGTGCAGCAGTTCATGCACCAGCACCTCGAGCTTCTTTCGGCCACGCATGCGGGCGTCGAGGATGATCCTGGGGTGCTTGGCCTTCTGTGAGAACGTGTACCCGTAGGCCGCACCCTTGAGCGTGGTGAAACGCAAGAGCCACCGCTCGTCGCCGTTGAGTGTGAAGACGTGATCGTCGGCCACGGCGTGCCCTTTCGCTTGTCACCGTAGCCGAGCGGTCAACCTTCCACCGGGCCCCAGCGTGGCGGATCGTCGGGGCATCGCTGGTCGGCCCACGACAACTTGCTCAGCCACTTCCGCTCTCGGGCCACCGGGCATCCACACAGACCGCACGCCTTGCCGTCAAAATGCGGGCACGCCGTGCAGATGTCGTGGCGTCTCTGCACCTCGGCCTCGCTCGCCATGGGGGCTCCGGCGGCAACGTGCTGGGCGGCGGCGGCTGCGAAGTTGGCGGCCCTCTGCATCAAGGTCGGGACGGTCTTCGCCATCGGGTACGCCGGGTGCGTCTCGTCCACGGTGATCGTGTCGCCGTCCTCGCTGACGATGCACGCACGCACGGCGTCGAGCGTGGTGCCACGCTCACGGCATCGGGCCTCGAAGGCGGAACGGCGGCCGGTGATCATGGGAACTCGTTGCAATAGGGCTCGGGGTCTGGGTAGAAGTCAAGCCAGTCAGTGCTAGCAAATCTTTCTGTCGAGCAGCCATCTTGTGGTGTTGGTGGAAAGTTCCGTTCGCCCTCCAAGTCTCCTTCAACGGCATCGGCAGTAATGTCAGTAATCTGCGCAGACTCGTCTCCATCCGGGCACGACAAGAGAATGATTCGGTAGCGGTAGCGTTGTCTTAGTCCTTGCAATTCGCTGCCGTTGTTCTCGTTCGTATCGCCGCACATGTAGCAATCGGTGACCTCAGCAATATCTGTTACGAGAGCGTATTCGCACGAAAAAAGCGCCTCTGGATAGCCGTCTTTCCACGTCACTCCACTGGGCAGCGCAAAAGGGGAGGCCACAAATTGCAAGACGCTTGCATACCACGGCGAAAACGCTTGGCAGTTCAAGCCACCAGGCTCAACAAACCTAGAGAGCTGTCCTAACGGAATATCGCAGTTGAGGCACGGATCGCACGAAGGCGGCGGCGGCACGCAGCACGGGCACACCATCACGGCACCCGGATGCGTAGGAATGTGGACGTGTAAGACGAGACAATGAACGGCGCTGTGGCGGTGGCACTCACGACAGTGATGCTAGAAGTCGTGAGCGTCTTTCCGACAGTAATCGAGCAGTCTGTCGTGTTGAGGGTTGCGGTTATGGTCACGTCCGTCACGAGCGACTGCGACGCAGTGCCAGAGCAGAACATACGCTGCTGCGTCTGAGTCACGAACACCGCCGTGCGTGCCTCCAACTTCGGCACCACCAGCCACCAGTTCGTGCCCTCTTTCCCGACGATGCAGTCCTCACTGCTATACGCCGTCAGCGTGATCGGCCACGACAGATTGACGGCGTTGACGGTGGCCGTCGGTGCGTACTTGAGCGTGACGACCTTCGTGCTGCCAATCGGCCACGAGCCCGAGAACGTCGCTGCCCGCACCTGCTTGGGGGCTCGCTCCTCAAACCGCTTGGCGAACGTCAGCGGCGAAGCCGCCGGGGGCGTTAACTCGGCCTGACGCACCACGCCCGCAATCCGCTCTGCGGATTCCCGGGTGAACTGCACGGCGTCGAGTGGGCCTTTTCTGCGTGCCATGTCAGGACGGCGGCGTGCCGAAGAGCGTGGTGAAGTTGGCCACCTGATTCACCCGACGAGGCAGCACGTCGGGCTGTCCGCTCACCTGCTCGCCCAGATATAGGCCGACAGGGTTGGCCGACGCCACCCACTCGCCGTTCTCAAAGTCGAACACCATGGCCCGCCGCTTCTGGCCGTCTCTGAGGTAGTTCCAGCCCACGTCGGGCAGCTGCAGCACCCAGCCGGTCTGGCGGTACATGAGCTCGATCTGCGTGGCCCAGTACGAATACGAGGCGTTGTTGAAGAGCTCGATGGTGAATGTGGAGTTCACGCCCGCACACTTCCACGAATACGCCGCACCTCCGAAGTAGGTGCCGTCGTTGACCGTGTTGGTGGCGGCCATCTGCGACGACGGGAAGGCGGTGTAGTTCCTGCGAATCGTCGCCCGCACCATGGCCTCGTCGGTCGTGATGCCCTCAAAGTAGTCGTAGGCAGAGTTGGTCAGTGGCCGCAGGTCGCCGTTGCCCGTGCCGTGGTAGTAGTACAGGGCCGGCACCTGGCTGGGCTGCGACTCGAAAGACCACTCGGCAGCACGAGACGCCGGTGCCAGCAGTTCGTTGGCAGTGACGTTGCCGTACTCGGCCACAACCTCAACGTGGTACGGCGAGTCGTTGAACCGCTCGTTGATGACGATCTTTCGCAGGCCGAGAGCAGACCACGTCGGATGCACGTTGCCGAACGCGCTCAGGTTCATATCGACGTTTGTGAGGATGTCCGTCTCGGTCAGCGGCGTGTTCTGCAGCGTATTGTCCGTGAGCGTGACGGCCCAGCGGCGAGTCGCTACCGGCTGCGTGCCGAGCGTGAAGTCAGACGAGCGTGCCAGTTCGGTGACGGATGCAATGCCCATTAGGTCGGCTCCCCGAATGACGAGTAGCCAACGATGGCCACCGGCTGGTTGAAGTAGTTGCTCGCCGCCTGGCCGATGCCCGTGGCAATCCGCTCGAGCAGCTTGGTCTGCAGCCGCTCCTGAATGAGCCGGGGATCCTGAGCGTTGGCCGTCAGGTTCAGCACCAGGGCAGCACCCTCAGCGGTGCGGATGTCGCTGCCCGTGATGGTCTGCGAGCCGAGCGTGTTCAGCTTGGTCAGCCGCTCTTCCTGTCGCTTGGCTTCGGCCTCGGCGGCTTTCTGCTGCTCTTCAAGCACCTTTTGCTGGTACTTGAAGATTTCTTCCTGCACACGCCGCTGCTCGTTAGCGGCGGCCTCGACGGCTTGGCGTTGCTGGTCGGCGTACTTCTGCTGCAGCCGCAGGGCGTCTTGCTGTGCCTTGTCTTGCTTGGCTTTTTCATCCGCAGCGTACTCGTCCTTTCTCTTTTTGATCTTCTCAAGGTTCTTAATCTCGTTGTTGAAGAGCTCTTGCTGCCGGGCCACCTCGGCGTCGAACGCCGTTTTGTCGAGGATGCCGGCGGACGCCTGCTCTTGGGCGGCAGCAATGCCTTCCTGCAGACGAAACGCAGCGTTGAACCCGGCTTTGCCGAACTCCTCAGACTTGGCAATCAGCCCGTCGATGTTCTTATCAACCGCTTGGAACGCAGCCTGAAAGCCTTGGCCGAAGCCCTGCTCCAAAGCCTGCTGCTGGTCTTCGAGCTTGCTTTGCAACTGGTCAAGCTCCGCCTGGCGGGCGGCAGCAACGTCAGCGTCGGCGGCATTGCCGGCCGCACGGGCGGCGGCGAGTTGCTCCGACACCCGGGCCTGCTCACGCTGCACGGCAAGCAGATCCTGCTCCAGCTTCACGGTCGCACTGTTTGCCTCCAGCAGCCCGTCGATGCGGGCCCGGTCGGCGTCAATCAGTCGCCGCTGCTCGTCCTGCAGTTGCTTCACCTTGCCGATCTGTGCGTCGTACTCAGCGTTGGCTGCGGCCACGCCACGGCGAAGCGTCTCTTCGTTGATGACTCCGCCCTCAAACTGCTGCCGCAGTTCTTCAAGCTTGTTCTGGAACTGCAGCGCGGCGTCAAAGCCCGCTTGGCCGAACTTGGCCGCATCGTCGATAGCCTTCGAAATCTCGGCCCGCAGTCCAGCGACGGTGGCCTGGGCATCCGCCTCAATCTGCAGTTCGATCTTGGCGTCATTCTCAATGCGGGCGATCTCGTCTCGGAACGCATCGCCAGCACGAGCGGCAGCACGCCGGAAGGTCTCTTCGTTGATCAGCCCGTCGTCCAGCTGTGCCTGCAGTTCTCGGATCGACTCCTGATACTGCAAGGCGGCGTCAAACCCGGCCTGTCCAAAGGCGGCCGACTCGTTGATGGCGTCGCTCACGCTCTGTCGCACGCGGTCAAGAGACTTTTGCAACGCATCGGCCTCGGCCTGCGATTGCTCAAGCGAGTCAGCGATCTGCGACACGCCGCCGGCAGAGCCATCCGCCTCCTCGCCAAACAGACGCAGCGTCCTGCCAAGCAGGTTCAGCTGGCCAACCAGCGGTATCAGATCGACGATGGACGTGGCGAGTGCCTGCGACGCCGTCTGATTCTCCTGAGAGAACCTGTTGACCGATGCAGTGATCTCCGTGAACGCCAGCGTTACGTTCGCCGCACTGTCAGCAAACGCTGCGGACGACTGATCAGCAAAGCCCTTGGCGGCGATCGACGCCCGGTCGAGCTCGTCGCCGAATCGGGCAATCTGCTCTCGCTGCCTGTCAGAGATGGCGGCACCGAGCCGCTCGAGCTCCTGTCTGGCGGTCGCCAGTTCGTCAAACACGGGAAGAAGTTCAAGCCCAGCCTTACCGAACAACTGCAGAGCAACCGCAGCACGCCGGGCCGGATCGTCAATCTGCAGCAGTGCAGCGGCCACGTCCGTGAACAGCTGCTCCGGCGTGGCGGAACGCACCTGATCGACAGAGATGCCAAGATCGCCAAACGCCGACACGGCGGCGCTTGATCCTGTGCGGGCATCATTCACCGACTTCAGGAAACGATTGAACGAACTGCCCAGCTCGTCAACGCTCGTGCCCGTCTTGACCGCAGCTACCTGCAGCACTTGGATGAAGTTGAATGACACGCCAAGCCGGGAGGCCAACTGCGTCAGCCGCTCTACCTCGGCCTCAAGCGTCAGCAGGTTCCTTCCCACGGCCACGGCAGCGGCCCCAAAGGCAGCGGTGGCGGCAGCGGCGGCGGTGAACGGGTTGATCACAGACGCAGCCGCTGTGCCGAGCGAAGCCAAGTTGGCGTAGATGTCCCCGGTGAACACCCGCTGCAATCCCTGTGCGGCACTGGAGATGCCAGACAGCCGGCCTGCGATGTTGCCAAGAGGGCCGGGCAAGGCGGCGAATATGCCACTGATTTCGTTGAACTTGAGCCCCTGCACTGATGCCCGCTGCACTTCGTCGGCAAGCGTGTCTGCGGATTTACTGGCCCGAGCCAAGGCCGCATCCGCCTGGGCGACGCCACGGGCGTACGTCTCGCTGCCGATCGCACCAACACGCACGAGCTCGTTGAGCCTGGCTATCCGCTCGGCATGAATCTCCTGCTCTGTGCGAAGTTCTCTGGTGACTCGCACACCCTCCTCGAAGGCGTCGGCAGTCTGCCGCACCTCCTGCTGCAGTGCCTCAAACTGCTTGGCGTATTCCTGCGCGTTGAGGCCGCCGGCGAGTTGCTGCGACAGTTCTTCAAACCGCTGATTGAGAGAAGCCTGAGCAGTCGCTGCCGCTTGGCTATCCTTGGCAAACTTATCGAACACGGCCGTGGTCTTGTCGGCCTGCTGCCCCAGCTTCTCAAGCGCCCGCTCGGCCGGCGTGAGGTTCTTCACCACGCCAGAGGCGTCGGCGGAAACCTTCATCGCAAGTGAGAGGATGTTGGCCATGGCTGCTACTGCTCAAAGATGCCGGCGAGCTTTGCGAGCTCTCGGGCCATCTCCTCTGATGTCTGCGGTGGCTTCTCGGTAGGAACGAAATCGGACGCCTTCGGTGCTTTTCCCTTCTCGCTGTACGGTGCGAGCACGGCACTGGTGAGCAAGCCTGTCTGCTGCCACGGATCCGGCAGAGCGTAATAGTAGCGGGTGAACGCCACCCACTCACTGAGCTCTTGCGAGTCCATGCGGCGAGACAACTCCCGCACCGTCATGCCTAGGTGCCCGGCGAGGCGGAAAAGAAACCTCCGCATCGGCCGGGTCTTCAGTTTTTTGCGAGTTCCTCCACGTCGCTCTCGGTCATGTTGTTGTGCTTCATCGCCTTCTCGAAGAGCTTCGACACCACGGC